CAAACCGCTGGTTTGGGTTGGGGAACATCTACATGGGGATCAAGCACATGGGGAACTGCAAGTGCTACTAGTAACGTAATTTTAGATCCAGGTTTATGGTCATTAGATAATTTTGGTCAAGTTCTTATTGCAACTATACACAATGGTAAAACATTTACATGGAATGCAGGAGCAACCAATGCAAGAACAATTAGAGCAACTGTAATGGCTAACGCTCCGACCGCATCAAGATTAACACAAGTTTCCGATAGAGATAGACATGTATTTCATTTTGGAACAGAAACAACTATAGGTAATGTAGGAACACAAGACCCTATGTTTATTAGATTTAGTGATCAAGAAAATTTTAACGAATATCAACCAACTGCTACTAATACTGCAGGAACTTTTAGAGTAGATAAAGGTAACCTAATTACAGCAGCTGTTTCAGGTAAAGATTATACTTTAGTTTTAACCGATACTTCAGCTTATATTATTCAATTTGTTGGTCCTCCTTTTACTTTTTCTATAAAACAAGTTGGAACTAACTGCGGATGTATTGGACAGAATGCATTAAGTTATTCTAACGGTTTTGTGTATTGGATGTCTGGTGAAGGTGGTTTTTTTAGATTCGATGGTACAGTAAAACCTATACCATGTTTAGTAGAAGATTTTGTATTTACAAACGATGGAGATAATTTAGGTATAAATTACAATTCTAGTCAACTTGTATATTGTGAACACAATACTTTATATAATGAAATTAACTGGTTTTATCCTTCATCAGGCACAGAACAAATAAATAGATGTGTAACCTATAACTATGCAGAAGGTGTTTGGACAACTTCTTCTTTAGCAAGAACTTCTTATGCTGATCAAGGTGTGTATCAATTACCTTATGCAACAGAATATAATAGAACAGCAGTACCTAATTTTGATATACAAGGAATTACAAATACTTTTGGTGCATCTATATATTATGAACATGAAAAAGGAACTGATCAAGTAAATAGTTCGGGTACTACTTCTATTGACGCATTTATTCAATCCGGAGATTTTGATATAACTAATTCAAACAACATTGCTAACTTACAAGGAGACGGTGAGTTTATTATGTCTGTTAAAAGATTTATACCTGACTTTCAATTATTAGAAGGTAATTCTAAAATTACTTTATTATTAAACAATTATCCAACAGGCACAGCTGCAAGCTCTCCTCTTGGACCCTTTACAGTTACTTCAACAACTGATAAAGTAGACACTCGTGCAAGAGCGAGATTAGTAGCACTTAAAATAGAAAACGATGCTGTAGGTGAAACATGGCGTTATGGTACATTAAGATTAGATGCTAAACCAGATGGTAGAAGATAATGGCTAAAATAACTGCATACATACCTGAACCTAAAGATAACTATGATGTTGATAATCAAAGACAAATTCTTCAATCATTAGATACTATAAAAAGTGAGTTAAACTTTGCTTTTCAAAATGATTTAAAAGAAGAACAAGATATATATAATTATTTTTTATCATGACAATACAATATAAAAATCAAGGTTTTAAACAAGCTGATACAGCTAAAGCAACAGTGCTTACTTGTCCTACTAGTGGAGCAATTATAATTAAAAGTGTTTATTGTGCAAATAATGATGCATCATCAGCTATTGTAGTAAATATGAATTTAGTTGATTCCTCTGATTCAAACACTGAATATGAATTTTTTAGAGATGACGTAGCAGCTAAGTCACAAGTAAATGCTACACCTCAAGGCTTGAATTTAGAAGCAGGAGATGCTATAACAGTGCAAGCAGCAACAGGCAGCAATAAAATACAAGGTGCCATAAGTTATGCTTTAATAGACAGGTCACAACAAAATGGATAATGATATATTAAAAATAAATTGTACAACAATAGTTACAATTAGAAATGTTAATTCAGGTAAAATTTATAAAGATGAAGCAGAAAGAGATGCTGATATAAATGATCCTAATACAGAAACGAAAGCAGATCACGTGGTACAAGATCTAACAGTTCAAGTATCTCCAAAAGGTCTAAACTTATTACAGAAAGCAATGAGTAAAAATGATAATGAATCAGACACCTAAAGGTGGAACCGAATTACAATTAGGTTTTTTAAATAAATATGTTGATAAAGGGTTATTAGATCAAGTACAGATCTGTACTAGCATTCCTGGTAAAATTCCTATTAATCCTAATAAAGTAAATATACTTTGGCAAAAAAATTCTTACGATCAACCTAATTTATATCCATGGTTTAAAAATAAAGCTAATCATCACATATATGATTGGTATGTTTTTAATTCACATTGGAACCACGAAAAATTTAGAATGATGTTTGGTTTACCAACTGAAAAATGTATTGTTATAAAAAATGGTGTAGATAAAATAGAACAATCAAAACCTTATGAAAAGGGACAACCTATAAAAATTATACATCAAAACACTCCTTGGAGAGGTTTGTCTGTATTATTAGGCGCTATGCAATTAGTAAAAAATCCTTTAATTAGTTTAGATGTTTATTCTTCTTGTGAAGTTTACGGAAAAGATTTTATGGAAAAAAACGACCATAATTACAAAGAACTTTATAAACAAGCAGAGTCTTTACCTAACGTAAATTACATTGGTTATAAACCAAACGAATATATTAGAGAAAATATAAGTAATTATAATATGTATGTTTACCCTAGTATATTTGAAGAAACTTCTTGTATTTCTTTATTAGAAGCAATGTCAGCTGGACTTTATAGTATAGTAACAAACTATGGCGCTCTTTTCGAAACAGGTGCAGAGTTTCCAATGTATATTCCTTATGATAATAATTACAAAGCTTTAGCTGAGAAATTTGCTTATGGTATAGATGCAGCAGCAGAAACACTTCATGAAAAACCAATACAAGACCATTTAACTACTCAGTCTAGTTATACTCAACGTTATTATTCTTGGAATAAACAAGCAGTTTCATGGACTAGATTTTTACAAGGAGCAATTAATGTCAAATCCAAATGAACCAATATGGTTTAATAATGATAAAAGTGTTGTTGAAAATAATGATACTTATCAAACAATTAAAACAAATAAAGTAACTGAAATAAATATAGGAGAAAATTCTCCACATAAAATAATGGTATGTACTCCTTGTCATAGTGATGTTAGCATGCATTACACACGAGCAGTATTAAAGTTTCAACAAGAATGTTTTGCTAAAAAAATATCCTGTAGTTTTACTTTATTAAAATCTTCATTGGTTACTCAAGGAAGAAATTTATGTGTTGCTGAAATGTTAAGTCATGAAGATAAATATACTCATTTGTTGTTTATTGATTCTGATATAGATTTTAATGGAAGCACTATATTTAAAATGTTAGATTTTGATAAAGATATAATTAGTGTTCCATACCCAATGAAAACATTAAGTTGGGACAAAATATGGAGAAGACTTGATTTAAAAGAAGGTGCAATTAATGACGTTAATGACTTAGCAAAAGCAGGTTTTACTTTTCCAGTTAAAGTAGAGGACCCTAATTCAGTTACCGTGAACCGAGGACTTATGGAATTAACTCATGCCCCTACTGGATGCATGTTAATTAAAAGAGAAGTTCTTGAAAAGATGATCAAAGAATATCCTCATTTAGAAATTTTTCAACCTACTATTATAAACGGAAAACAAGTTAAAAAAGATAATATGTATAATCTATTTGATACCTTACACGATCCTGTAACCAAACGTTATTACGGAGAAGACTTTGGGTTCTGTCAAAGATGGGTAGATATAGGAGGAAAAGTATATGCATACATAGACGAATATATAACTCACGTAGGAGAATACTCTTATTGTGGTCGATTTAAAGATGATCTAGTGCAAGCAACAAAGCCTTTCAAATCTGTTGACGATAGTAAAAAAATCAAATAAAGTATCCTATTTACAGGATTTCTACGCCTGCTTAACAGTATAAATTTAATTAAATTATGGCGATATCTAGATCTTTAATGAACAGACAATTACGAGCAGATGGTGGCATTATGCAAGTTGCCCCTAGAGAAAAATTTGGTTTAGGTAGTAAACTTAAAAAGTTTGTTAGAAAAATTATACCTAATGAAATATCTGAAATAGCAGTTACAGCTGCGCCATTTGTTGCTCCTTTTAACCCTTTACTTGCAGCAGGAATGTCTGGTCTTGGTAGTTTTGATCAAACAGGACGTATTGGAGACTCTTTAAAAAAAGGAGCTTTAACTTATGGACTTGGTCAAGGTGCTAGATATTTAGGTGGAGCAGATTTTCAAGGACTACAAAATCCATTTGCTAAAGATGCATTTAGTATGCCTACAGGTTCAGGTGGTATAAAAAATTTATTTAAAGATAAAGTTCAACCTGTTGAAGGAGTAGGAGAAAGCACTTTCTTTGAAGATACAACAGTAGATGCACTTCCAGGTGATATAATTACAACTGTTGATAAAACTACAGTCAGTAATGTACCTGGATCCGCAATGGATTCATTTAACACAATTAAAAGTTTTAATACGTCTCCAGCAGATAAAGGAAAAGCAGCTTTAGATCTTTTAAGAAGAGGAAGTAAAACTTTGTTTTACGATAGCAAAGGCAATCTTGACAAAGCAGCAGTTCTTGGAGCAGCAACTTTTGCACTTTCATACGCAGAAGCTAAAGCTTTAGCAGCTCAAGCTGGAATAGATTTAACAGAAGAAGAATATGA